TTATAAGTGATAATCCACTTCTTTACCATATAGGCGTATCATACCTTGGCGAGTTACAAGCCAATTCTTTCCTGACTTTCTAGCTTCATCATCAGTAAATTGTTTATTTGCATATCGCTTTAAACAACATTGCTTAATAGAATCAGCTGGTACCCCCCATCGCTCACCCGCTTCTTGTGTAGTCATTACATCAGCTAACTTCATTATAGTACTCCTAATATTAATAATAGATTATAAACAGATAATACAAAGGCAATAATACTAATTATTAAAGTTAATCTTGAAATCATATGCTCGCCATTGTTATAATAGTTAGGAAGATTGGGGCTCTCACGAGCCCCTGTGGTTACTCTTTATTAATCGCCGTTATCACCGCAGTTGCTAGTTGGATGATAGCTATTACTAAGGGTAGCCATTTTTTTATTTTCTTCCTTAACTTCTTCAATGGCATCACCTCCTTCCTTATGTCTATATTATAACACGTTTTCGTGTTATATGCAACAGATTTTTTATATTTTTACAAACAAAAACAGCCTATCAACCTAGATATTATTCTAAGCTGATAGGCTTTTATAATTTTCAGTTATAAACAATTACTTTACAACTGAATTATTAAATTTCAATAAATCGAAAAATTTGACGCACTCAAAACATAGATGTTCCCTACGTTTATAGATTTTATATTTTGGCCAGAATGCACTACCATGAGTCCACCTGCTCATGCTCAGGAGATATATGGATCACCTCTCAATCATCGACGAATTGCACCTGCTAGTCCAAATACACCGCTTACCACGGCCCAAGTATCACGTTGCCTTTTAAGGCGCTGTTCTGTTCGTTTGTTGCGTTTGATTTGCTCTTTCAATTCTTCTAATGACGTCGAGGCTTCGTTCAATTTCGCTTCTTGCGTCATCAAGAGATTGGAGGCTTTCGTTAATTCTTGCCCCTGTTTCTCGTTGATTGCTTTGAGCGTGTTCAATTCCTTCGTCCGTTCTTCGTTGATAATCTTCAATTCTGTTAATGCTGTTCCCTGCGTCGCGGTTAAGCTGTTGGCTTGTTGCAATGCTTTCTCGGAGTTGTTGATTGAGCTTTCTGCTTTCATCAAGCGCCCTTTGAGTTCGTTCCAACTGCTCACGGGTACGCTGATAGTCGGCTCTTGTGTCGAGGTACCCTCCGATGAGGCTGCATGCGAAACCGATGAGAAGAACGCTAAGCACACCACAAATAACGCGCTTAAGAGTAAACGCAGATACAATTTTGTTCTTGATAGTTTCATACATAATTGCTCCTTCCTAAATATTACTCCCCCACTGAGCGCCCCACCATCGAGCGGTGCCACGTAACCAGTCCCCACCACTCCATCGTTCGTCACCTTCATGGCACACTAATAGGTCCCATCTGTCAACGTTGGAGTCAGGGCCGTAGGTGTTATTTGGATAGCCCGTCGGATCTAAATAATAGAGGTCAAGGCCGTCCTTGTTATCTGCCGCCTCTGCATGGGTCATTTGATGTTGTAAGTCAAGTGGTACACCTGCGTTAATGGTTAGCACGGCCATAATTTGTGTCATTGTGGCCAACTGTTCCTTTGTTGGTGGCTCACTTCCTAAGTTATTTTCACTGACCGCATCCCAACACGCTTCAATAGCAATACCTACGGCGTTACTGTTGCGCATGTAGGTGTGTTCCTTATAATCTGTTAAGGCCCCAATATCTGTCCACATCGTGCCATCTCGGTCGATGTTGATATGGTAATCTGTGAAGTGCTTACCACCTTTTACGCCGGTCCAATGGTAGTATGCCTTTTCAATTTTGCCGTACGCGTCTAGCGCTAGGTCTTTTAACTCGTCCATTGTAATTTGTCGAAACATTTATTTCCCCCTCTCGTCATGGTTAACGTCATCAGATAGTTGTTGTATACCTGGTCTGTTCACAGGTAACGTATTCTGTTCCTCAAGCTTGTCCGGTATCCCGTTATGGTTCTTATCGATGAACATGCCACACAATCCAACAATGGTCATAAGCACCGACGGAACGAATATATGGTCAATAATCAAGATACCTTTATCGATAAGCTGATTTGCTTCAGGTGATACATACCCTTTAATCGATGATAGCACATACTGGGCAACGACTAACACCATAGGTACTAGCATGACGAGGACTAATGCCCTCGTTGCTAATACGCCAGTTGGCCGTATGCCAGCTATTCGGATGGACTTATATGACCGCTTGATGCGGTTGATGATAGCTAACTTATCCATTACCCCTCCATGCTCTGATAATCTCGAGTACGCCTTGGAATACCTTTCCAAAGTCGACGAGGTCATCTTCAGCCATTTCGCGTAAGTTCTCAATGATGGACCAACATTCGGAGAAGAACGGAATCAGCATGAATAGGAATGAGAAGATATGGTCCAGGAATAGTTCCGTATTTGGAATCGGGATATCTGGTAACGAAATAAACCCGATGGATAGTATCATCCATGCCGGATACTGTACGCATAACTTCGTCAGTAAATCGGAACGCAAGCGTTCACTCATCAGATACCTACGTTTCAGCCCCGTAGTCGCGTCAATATATTCCCCCTTACCCCATCCATACCATGCGAGCGTTGTAAATAATGTTACAGGTGTATTATTCCTGTGATTATCCTTATTGTACCTAAGCACCTCCGTCGTAATGCGTTGCGCGGCATCAATGAATAGCAGTACAGTCGTTAATATGATGATAACGCCCATGCTGACAATATGTTCATGTGATACCCCACTTAATAGCATGATTAAAATATCATTAATAACATCCATTCACTCCCCCATGCCCTTATGGTTCTTCTTCATCTAACGCCATTAAATCATTATGCACACATCCTTCAGTAGGGCATGTGCCGTCTTCGTTAAGTACTTCCCAACAGTACTCACAAAATTCCATAACAGGAACTTTACTATCACCGATATATTTAGGCATATTATTGCACCTCCTTGATTCGTGCTACCATTTCGCTATTCAATTTGATGTATTGAGTGCTAATCGCATTAGTAGGTTTCCCCATAAGTAGCAAGCGGCGTTGAGCTTCTTCCAGTGTTTTAAATCGCGGTTCATATTCGTTTTTTATGGCATTTATTTTTTCTTCCTTTGTAGGGATGTATTCAATTACTGGCGGATTTACAAATTCACCATTTACATATGCTTTTCCACTCGTGAATTGTGCCTGCATTTCACTATCACCTGTTACGATGTTAGCAGTTGGATATGTTTGTTTCGCTAATTGCTCTGTTTCTTCAAGAGTATCCGCATGAACACCTACAACGTAAGAAGTTTGGCGAACACCATGTTTATCTAATACAAATACATACATATTGTTTTCCTTTCTTGGAGGTTCTATGAAATTTATTGAGAAATTAAAAGGGGCTCATAAACGCCCCTATGTAGCATATAAAGTTGTAGTTTATTATTCCTCTTATAATGAGGCTAAGTTTTATTTACCAATTCGCCATAAATTTTCCACTGGTTAAATACCTATAGAAACATATGAAAGTTTAACATTTTGTATCGAAGGCTGTAATTCCACATGATTGATTTTGAAATGTGTGTTAGTTACTTCTCTTTGTAGAACTCTCGGGAATGTTATTAGATCGCTAACTTCTGAATGCAATGATGTAAGATTGATATATAAAGGTATGTTTTGAAATGCAATTGGATATGTAAAGCTCTTTAATTTAGTTAAATTGTTTACATCATCATAATAAGATTCCATCCCCCCCTGGATAATTAAATTCCCAAACAGCTTACCCAAACAGATATACCACGCATTTACATTACTGAAATCATATCTAATTCCAAGGCCTGTTGCTTTCTCACTTTCCAAGGCATTTACTACATCTGTTGCGTTTTTGATGTTCAGGCTACTTAAAAGCGTTTTTACCAATTGTAAAGTAGGTGCTTTTGCTAATGAATCGCTATTATCTACGCTAGTAATCATGTTATTGAGTTGTTGAATAATAGCATTGAAACGATTGTCATGTGCGGTTGCATCAGCATTATGCTGTTCCAACTGTTCACGCGTTACTAATGCACCCATGTTAACAGTTAACGATACATTCCCGGTATTACTAAATACCATTCCTATAGTTAATTCCTGGGATACAACTACAGAGCCACCTTCTGCCGGCATTCTGTCCGGTTCAGGGTCTGTAAGGTATGCATACAATATTTCGCCTTTATCAGGATCTTGTGCAAATAGTCCAATTTCAGACATTCGGAAAGCTTCATGTATACCAGTATTAGTTATAAAGGTATCTACGCTTACGATTTTACCTTCTTGTTTAACTACGAAATTAGTAGTCTCCCATTTAGAGGAGATTACATCAGTTAATGCCAATGGATTCGTTGCATTAACACCACTACCGACTTTAATTTTCGTAAATGTCAGTTTTGTTTTGCCTGCATTTACCTTTGCTTGCAAATCAGCGCCGACATCAGTCATGGTTGCATTTGACCATTCTGCCATATATTCCTCCTATCTAACGCTATTATCTAGCGCTACATTAATCTTCGTTTTCTTCGATTCAACGGTGTAAGACGTTACATGAGTATTCAAATTAATGCGCCATGCATTCGTAAAATCACACTTGATATTCACTTTCTTAGACACACCGCACCACCCGGCGAAATACTTATTGAAGTTAATTCGTCGAATGAATTCAATACCATCTAACCAGGACCGTACATTCTTGGCCGTATTGATAGCACGCACAAGCTTAGCAATGTCCGATGCACCAGTTAATGGTGCCGTAATGAGCGTAACTTTGAAATAATAAGGCTTACCACCATATTCGAACCATTCTGCTATTTTCGAATCAGAATATACAGTCTGTACAGCCTTTTCGACTGCGTATGGTGTGCCTTTATGCCTATGAATATCAATTGAATTCTTCACCAATTCACGTTTAGTAGCTATTGGTAACCCACTATCATAATCATCGACATGTAATTGATACGCTAAATGATCAATGACACTTTCTGATTCAGTATCAATAGATGACCACAATAGCAATGTATTCGTATTCATGAATTCGGCTAGCGTATCATCCCACGTTTTAGCAAGGGCTTTAATTGGCTCCTTATCGATTGAGGAGGGAAGATGTTCCGCGCTTGTATACTTACTATCACGTATCATTCTTCCTCACTTCCTGCGAACACTACGGCGATTGTATTAGCTACTGCCACACCGCTTTGTTCTGCAATCGAAGTAAATACAGGAGCAGTCACTTCAACGCGTTTAATTCCAGATATATCCATGAGCATTTGCACCAATCGACTAGGCACTATATCACGGCCTAATTTAGACTTTTGCCATATTACATAATCGTTGACCGCTTTATCAGCCTTAGTTTTTACCACTGTTGCATCGGCGCCTTTTTTGATGTAATACTTAGCTTCGATGTTATATTGCGTTGTGGTAGGTGCTAATACAGTCAACTTATCTGTTAATGGTCTACGTTTCTTTTCAGACAAATAATTTGTAATAGTCTTGAGTAATTCTTGCCCTGGAATACCGCCACCAGATAACAATGGGTAGATATTAACCTCACCAGGATGTGGAGATGATACACCTACATCGGCCACAAGGTGTGATGCTGATTTTGTGAAATACTCATAGGCACCTTCAGGACCTGCTACAGAGAATGATTCAGGCGCCTCATGAATACGCTCACGATAGGCTTCATCATCTTCTGTATCAGAACCACCTTCAGACAATGTGGTGTTACTCATCGTATCTACATAAGCTATAGGGTCAATAATTGTACTTATTTCACCTGGTTTAAAACCATTACCTTGTGCACCTGTTCGTTGTGCTTCTGCTTTTACAGATCCATTAAGTTGACCTGGTAGAATTACCAAATCCTCAACAGTAGCGAAATATTCGCCATCTTCCGTGGATATCCTTGTACCCTTTGGAATAATGACAGAGTTCGTGCGCACTGCTGACAATGTAGTTTGGATAGTCGTAGTCGCTTTTGTTGACTGTAATCGCTCAACGGCAGCAGGAACCGCTCCAACGTGGTCCAAGTTATCACCTTCTGCATAGGCTAATAGATTTTGTTTAGCTGCATAATTTGCATCGTTTAATAATCGGATAATAATTTCCGAAATTGTATTTAAAAATAAAGTAACAGGGTCGCCCTCTCCCAAGGTTCGCCCTGTTATTGTTGTGTAAATATCAAATACCTTCTGTTGAACGTGTTCTTTGTCAGTGTTAAAGAATTCAACATTAGGTAAATCAGATAATCTCATACAGTCACCATCACTTTCGGAATCAACTCACCATTTTGTGTGGCAGTAAAGGATATATCACTAATTTTGGCACGTGGTTCGTACCGTTTAATTTGTTGGAATATGTCATTAGATAGATGCGCTTGTGCTTGATGGATAGGCATATCAATAATGCGACCATCAACACCAAACTCCCTATCTAGTGGCACACTACCACGAACAGTAGAAATAATCGTTTGTACATTCTGCAAAATCTCAGCGACTTCACTTTCAGGTGCTAGCGATATCCTATTGTCCGTAACTGGTTTAATTTCATACGTTGCTGACATTGCTAGAATCTCCTCAATATCGTATTAACTTTATTGAACTTCTGACCATATTTATTAAGCATAGATTTTTCTTCTACTGTGTTCTTGTCCAGATATTCTTCAAGTGTTAGCGATACTTCAATAGATTGGGTCTTCCCATATGCATCCGTGAATAAACTATCTTCGCTCATAGACATGATGACAAAGTAGTTTTGACTAACAGGCTTACCACCGATAATAAACGGCAATACAGCCCCTGTATCGCGATAATTTCGCAACTTCTTAACAGTACTATCCGGAGATTGTCCAAGCGATGCTGAAATAAGAATTTTACAAGTAATTTGTTCTACGTCCGGCCCACTAAATTGTTTAACAGGCTTTTCTAGCATCAAATTATGCTTTTCCCATCTAGCACTACCTGAACGCGTTACATCCGATACAGTAAGCACATTATCTAATGCGGTATAGAATACTATATCCGCCAAATAACCGATATACATCTATACCTCCTATACTGGTCCCGATGTTGTAGAGCCGCCAGACTCTACACCACCATGCACATGATGGACTAAGGAAATACCATTGACTACCACATCGCCACCACTTGCATTGATGGATAACGTACCGCCAACATTAAGCATCATATCTCCAGGAATAGTGAGCACACGTTTACCATTATCTGCACCATCTGGAGTTGGATCCGCACTGCTAAAGAATGTGCCAATAATGAATCCATCAGAAAAACCACGACCGGACCGATTAGGTAACATAATACACAATACCTGGTCATCAATGGCTGGCATCCAATAGTCCTTATCATGTGCTGCACCTCGATTAATGACAGATAGTGGCGCCGTAACAACACCTTCTCTATCAAGGCGCGTAACAACGGCTTTACCTTCTTCAGGAATTGTACTTGAAACATTTCCAATGAATATCATATCTGCTAATGCAGATAATATATCAGTAGCCATTTAAACACCTCCTTACATCAATCGACGTTGAATAATTGGCCCCTAATGTATGCGTTGCTTTCGTAATTAAATAATTACCATCGAATACCCCAAATCCTTCGAGTTTAACCGTAACCGATGCCATAATAAGAGGATTACCAGGGAAACTAAAAGACATTGTATCGGCTTCCTTGTTGGCTTCTCTTAGCTTCTTTTTAGCCAATCTCTTTGCCTCCGCTTTGTCTTTTACCTGCTCATTGACCTCTAATACAGCAAGGTACGTATGGCCCTTACGGTCAGGATCTTCAAACGTATCCTCAATCACAGTTTTCTTATCCTTATTGGTGTATTTCACATGACATGCACGATATACCTCACGAGTTTTACTTTTATATGAATAAGATAACGCCCTAGTAATAATCAAAGGCGGTTGTTCACCTTCTTTAGTCTGTACAGGTTGATACTGGCCACCTGGTCTACGAATTATAACTTTAGGCTTCACATTTTCGTATTTGTAATCATCGAATATAATCAACTGTTCAGTGGATACTTTAAGAGAAAACCCCGCATCATTGCATAGTTTCTGCAAGAATGCGAGGTCTGATTCAGCACTTTGTGATGCATCTTTTAACGGTGGGTCAAAATCCGCATCCCATACTAGCTTTAACTTATTATCTTTTGCTTTCTCGGTAGCAATCGCTTTCAGCGTTGTAGCTTTCCATGATTTGTCTTTCTTTTTCTCCCGTAAGTCAGTACTACCGATAATAGCGACACCTTTGATTTTGACTACATCAGGAAGGCTACTTCCCTCGAATTCATCAATTTCAAATTTGCCGATTGGTAATGTAAATTGTTCATCCCCTAATTTCTCCCATGCTACGGTATTAATAGCAACTTCTAGTAATGATCCTTTCACAGGATACCAATCACCGACCCATAGACGGCCCCTATCCTCTAATGAGATGGCCACATCATCTACAGTCCCTGAAAGGTTATCTGTTAAAGTTACATCAAGAAGGTACTTACTAATATCGTCTGTGATGTCTTTTGACTCCTTACTCCCCCAATGTTGGTACCCAATCGTACACCATGCCCGCCGTGCTAATTTCGTTTGTGGTGTTAAGTCTTTCTTCCATTTTTGAACCTTAGCTAGGCTCTTTTGTAAGCTCATATACTATCGCCTCCATGGTGGTAAGAATTCAGGTAAGGAATCAGCAGGGATATCTGGGCATGTCAACACAACACCAGCGGAAAATATCGCCGTATTACGGTGCTTTTGATTGGCTTCTAACAATATATTGATGTATCGTTCATTACCGTACACCTTATAGGCGATTAAATCCCACATATCCCCTTGTATTGTTGTATAGTTAGTCATAACTCAACCTCCGTTGTCCGGCGGTATAGCTACGCATCATTTGTTCAAATTCACGCATTTTAGCGTCTAATGCTGACATAATATCATCTGTTGAAGAACCATTACCCGCGTTAATAACTGGTGCGAAAGTAATTTGTACAGGTGCACTACTATTACTAGACGATGATGTTACAGGTACGCTAGGTGCTAATGATACAGTAGGTGCTACAGCTGACTGCGCACCACTCACACCTAACATCCGTCCGGCCGTTTGCCATAAATTCATAGCATTTGCACTACCATCAATAGGAACTACAACTTCTGGATATCCAGCTTCACCTATCCATGATAATTCTGGGGATGTAATAACACCACCGTTGGCTCTCTTACCAACCTCTCCAGCTGCGGAAACACCAACTGTGAAACCTCCACTAAATTGAGCCTTGATACTATCCCATGCACCAGCAATTGCATTAGATACAGCACTAGGAATTTGTTTAATCCAATCCATTACTGCATTATATGCATCACTTGCCCATTGGCCTGCGGCAGCTACGAAACCGGCTCCCGCATCAGCACATGCACTTGGTAAATTCATAATGAAATTAATAACATCATTAACCAAACTACTAATCCACGATGTTGCTGTAGCATATGCCTCAGAGGCAAAAGAAATAACCGCAGCTACAAACTCAGCACCCAACGTGATCATGTACATGGGTAAATTGATTAAGAAGTTATAAATATCATCGACCATGGCACTAAAGGTAGTGACTGCGAAGTTATAACACTCTGTCGCGAATGAGACGACGGCAGATATAACAGCAGTACCAACTTGTACCGCAATCTCTGGCAATCGCATAATAATTCCTATAATAAAGCCTACAGCCATACCAATATATGTTGGTAAGTTTAGCCATAGATTTACATAAGCTATTATTGCGGCCTTCAACGCATTAAATACGCTAAGGCCTAATGATAAAAACCCATTAATTACTGTCATAATACCAGATATAATGGCGCTCCATGCGGAACTTAAAGCAGAACATACGCTATCCCATATTGAACTCAATCCAGAGCATACACTATCCCAAACAGATGTTAATGTAGCACAAATAGTATCCCAGTTAGTTACTAATAGGTATATCACTGCAATAATCGCCATAATAGCAATCACCCAAGGCCCACCTATTAATGCACCCGCTGCTTTAAACGCACCCATTGCCGTTTCTACACCTTTAAATGCCGTGGTAATTGTAGTAATACCTGATGCTAACTTAGTAGCCGTGCCATATAGTAATGCCAATTTCAAGCCATTAGTGACTACAGCTGCAATAGCTTCCTTATTATCCTTCATGAAAGTTACAACAGCTTGTAATACCGGTATCAGTGCCGGTAATATTTGCTGAGCAATTGGTATAAATGCCTGTGCCAAACCTAATGCAACTTGCGTAGCTTCTGCTTTCAAGATGTTCATTTGTAACCATATTTCATGGAGTGATTTAGGATCTATACCAATACCTTTAATTTGTGACGCGGCTGCTTGTGCATCTGCGTAATTTTCAAATACTTTAGTAAGCTCCATGCCTTTGGCACCTAATGTTTCAAGCATGAATTCTTGGCCACGTCCTTGTGCTACCGCATTTTGGTAGCCTTTAGCCATTGCATCCAACTGTTGATTCATAGGCAATAATTTACCATTGGCATCGGTTAAGGATACACCAAATTGACTGAGATATCCTTGCAATGCTTCCGCACTTTTACCACCACCCGCCAAAGTCTTATCCATTTTAGCGAAGGACTTTGCGGCCGCTTCTACATCAACACCACTTAACGTCATAATCTTCTTAAATTGCGACGTCTCGGCAGTCGTCATGTGCAGTTTATTGGACAATTGATAGAGTGCTTCACCGGCATTAACTACATTATCTATAATGGCACCAATACCAAACCCACCGGCGGCAACCATAGCAAAACTTGCAAGCTTTCCTGTAATACCACTTACCGCAGCACTAGCACCTTGCGCAGCTGATGCAGCACCTGCTAAAGGACTTGCACCGCCCATTTTACTGATTGCATTTTGATGTGCCGTCTGACTTGCGATATTAGACCGTAACTGGGCTTGCCGTTGTAACATAGAATTTAGCTTTTGCTCAGCTGCAATTGCTGCGTTCCTATCACTAGCATTACCAGTTTTTTGAGATATAGCTTGTAATTTTCTATACTGCGCCTGTTGGTCCTTGATTGCGTTAGATAATTTGTTGAGTTCCTGAGATGCTTTAGATACGGAAGAGGATAACCCACCATCGAGTTTACCTTTAATGGCAATCGCCATTTCTAAGACTTTATTGGCCATTATTTTCTCCCTTTCATTGCTTTATTCTCACGCTCGATACCATCACTAATGAGCTGAACGTGGACTATGAACTCATCCACGTCTAGCTCTCGAATGAAGTAATCCATCGGTGTGCTAGTGTATTTACTACACATGATCGCACACTCGGTGAAATACCGTTCTAGGTCTGTTATTTTTCGGAATTGAGCAAAAAATTCTGTACCTCTAGGCACACTCTAGTGAAATCAGCCGCCGGAAGACTATAAATATCATCCACTTTACATCCACATGCAGCTGCTGCTACATGTGCTTGGTATGTCATGGATAATGCAGGAACTGTGATTGTTCTATCTTCATTCTTAGCTGACTTTTCGCATTTAATTAATGTGTAACCGCTGATGCCTTCAAATTGTAAGGAATGACCAGCTTTTACTAATTCAATACCAGTTTGTTCATGTGTTTCGTTCATAGTGTTATGTTTACTCATTAGTGATCGTCCTTTCTACAGACTAAATACCGAGTGCAGCACGAACATCGCCAAGGAAGTCAGTGCCATCAGAAATAGAATCTTTATAAGCATATTTATCGATTTCACGAACTACCTTGCCATCTTGTTCGAGTTTCAAGTATGTCGTTTCAATTGTGTTCGTTGCATCGATAGTATTACCGGATTCATACGTACCATTTTCTTTAGATTTAGCACGGCCACGAATAACGGCACGTGTAGGCACGATTACATATTTATCCTTACCACTATCCCAACATTGGATAGCACCACGTACTTCTAAACGTACGCCACGACCACCTGTAAGGCGGTGTGTAGTTTCTGTTGGAGTGTTCCAAGTAAGTTTAGTTTCCATAGAAGAGTAGTGGCCAATAACTGGCGCTTCTACTTCACCTGCAATACCCACACCTTTGACAGTTTGAGTCATTACAGATTCACTAGGTAATTCTACTTTGGCAACACCTAAACAGTTGTCAGAGCCTTCTTCGTATACACGGAAGTCATTAAGTACTTCCGGTACTTGGTTGATAGATGCCATGATTAATTACCCCTTTCTATACTGTTTGAAATAACGTTTTGAAATAGGAAACATCGTATTCAGAAATACTTTCAATTTCTTGCGCTGGAATTGGAGGTGTACGGAATTTGTGGAAGCGAATAATACCATTCAACAAATCAGTTGTAGGGTTTTCTGCTTCTTTAAATTCAATACGACCACCCAAGATAAAGCCACGAGAAGTAAGACCGTTAAGACGGATTGTTTCACTATCAAGAATTGTTTTGATATTACGTGGCAAGATAGGCATATCTACTTTTTGCCAATACGTTAAGATGAATGTTTGATCATCCCAATCATTGAAACGGCGTACACAAATGAATGTATCCTTAACATCAGTTGTGCCAGGATATGCACCTGTGTAGTTGCCCCAAGATACCCAACCATTGATATTAACGGCTGTCATAATACCTTGAGAGTTCAATAAGTTGGCTTGGGAATGCGTAAGCATTACTTCCTTACCATTAGCTAAGCACAAGCCTGTAATGTTCATAGACTTATTGGAAGGGGATAACGTAGGAATATCGCTATTGGATGCATCGCATTTACCAATAATGCCCATAATGTGTGTAGACATATGGAACATGTAATCGCCATTGCGGACCATTGGCCAACATACGACTTCAGATTCACCTGTATAGCTATTACCTTTTTTCCATTCGTAAGCATCTGTGTATTTAACAACTTGTGTAGTGTCGATATCTACCAAAGTAGTTGCGCCAAATAAGTTGTTAATAACACGAGATTTTGCTTTCATTACAGAAGCGACTGTAGGATTTTGAGAGAATCCAGGTGCAGCAATAAGACCAGGTACAATGCCAAAATGATGATAGATTGTATCAATCAATTCAAAGCCTGTTGCCTTTTCGTTACTATCAACACCACCGATTACGTTCTTATAATCGAAGTTTTCTACATCGAGTTCATCGTATGTGAGGTCCAATGTAGTTGCGGAATCGAATTTACCACCTTTGACTACAGAGATAATCAATTGATTCTTGTCATCAAATGCTGCCGTGTAATCAGTGTTGGCCACACCTGTTTGACCACCACTAGATACTTGCAATGTATTAAGCAATACTGCTGCTTTTACAATGCATTTCTTTTCTGTCAATGTAGCAGTTGTTGTAGTAGATTTCTTATGTTTAGCAGGATCCAATACGTTAACAAATACGATTGGAGCTACGCCATACAATTTGAATTGCGCATACATTGCTTCACACAAGGTGAAATGTGTCCAATCTTCAGAATAGCCAAGTTGTTGAACAGCTTCTTCCCAGCTATAACAAATGATCGGCTTATTAACTACTGCGCTAGGGTCTTCTGTAAGGTGCATTGGTGCAGTACCGAACACAATTGGAAGTCCGGCAGTAGTTTGGACAGGAGCAATTACAGAGGTAGCTTGCTCACTTGTTTTGACGCCATGATAAAAGGCCATTTACTTCACTCCTTTATAATTCTTCAATGCGTTAACATAGAATACATTTAATTGTGTGCCTTGTGTTCTCACATCAATCATTGCTTGATTGAGTTCATCTAAAGGCACGAATAAATGCATAAAAATAGGGTCTTCCGATTCCGGCAGTGGTGCGCCGTCGCTAAATACCATGAATTGGTTTAGCCGGCTACTGCGGAACGAAGGCCCAACATATACAACAGGGTTCATCGTTGTCTCCTATTCAATTACTTTATTATCCGTAAATATCTTATTTAGATTCCTACGAATAACTGGAATATATACTTCAAATTCAAGATATCCAATCCATTGAGGATACGGTTGATCATCAGGAATTGTTGTATTAATGGTATTCTCCTTAATTTCATATCTAAGTGCTACCGGATTATCAGATAGTAACCGCTCACGCACTACCTCTAAGAGGTGATATAGTCCGACATGGCCTTTAGTTAAGGCTTCATCATAAGTAGTTACCAATACAGTAATCCCTACCGTCGAACTATCTGCATCACTAACAGAGTACGGATGCACTACTACGGCCGGGCATAACTTACGCTTATCTTCATTCTTATCCACTCTTGGTAAGAACCCGCTCCATACTCGAATAGGGCTCGTGGTAACATCACTGGTTTCATTTAGCTTGCGCAACTCATCCATGAGATATGTAGCAATGCCATCTGATACGTCTAATGGTGTCATTAGTTACCTCCTAACGCGCGCTCTAATTCGTGATATAGGCGCTTTTCATACATTTCCATGCCTTCCTTTTGCATGGCATTCATAACAGTTTCATTACCAAACATTTGCGGTAAGGCTGGCCCATATATCCCCTTTAATGGGTATCTGTCCTTTCCTTGGCGCTTCATAAAGATACCTGATGCACTCACAAAGCCATTTGGTACCTTTGTTTCTGTGCCTTTTTTAATCGACACAAACACACCTTTTCGCTTAAGTGATTTAATTTTGAAGTACTTTTGAGCGCTAGTATATCCACCTTTGATACGCATTTCTGTGCCATCATTCAATTTATTGATAGATACACCGGACTTTACGACCGACACACCTTTGATGGCGTAGATATTACGTAGTGCTTGCGTACCTGCTTTTCTTGCGGTTGTTGCAGCACGCTTCGAAGCGGCTTGGCAGACACGTCGAACTCTATCTTCTTTTAATGTTTCCAGTGCTTTTTCAATTGTTTGCACTGCACTTTTATCAAGTTCTAGCTCAACCATCCGTCAACACCGCCTCTAGCTTCTGCTCTGAGTTCGATAGACACAAGTCCATCTTCTTCCGTTGCACTTTGAACGATGTACACATCATCATCTAATCGGAATACGTTCCCCTGTGATGGAATTTCAAGGATGTCTTTTAATTTGCAATGCACAAATACAGACACCCCGTGCAATCCGTCATTTGATACGTGAGAGCCATTCGATAGGAATGACTCCCTCGCCGTTGGCGATTGGATAACCGCTTTAGCTACTGTGCCATTTAGATTATGCCCTTCGGCGAATTCGTCTTCATTAAGGAATACATCGTCAATATCGCTTTCTAGGTAATCTCTAAATCGCATTATTTTTTCACCGCAGCTTCCGCATCAACTTCAGGTAATTCCATTTCTTCTTCCGGTTCATCTGGAACGACTTCCAACGGTTCCGGTACTTCAATAGGATCATCTTCAGCAGATTCGAACTTATCAGATTCAAGCAATGACAATGCAATCGCTTTCTTTTTGATATCGACTACTTCGCCTTTACCATACATCTCACCTTCATGTGCTAAATAACCCTTTAATACTCTGATTTTCATAAGTAGGTTACCCCCTATTTAGTTTTAATCGTAGCCCAATCGTCGATAGTTTCAGGAATCAATACGCAACGAGAATACACAGTCAACGTTAATTCTTGTGTGCCCTTATTAGCATAGTAATTAGGCACATAAATACCTGCATATGTTGTGAATTGGTTGTCATCGTTAAGTAACGTTACTGCCGCGTGTTGTTGACGTCCACGACCAGGAACACCTAATACAGCTGCATCATCGCCGATAAATGGCTTTACTTTACCTTCATCATCTTGATATGTTTCAAGATATGCGTACACATCGATATTCAAGGACATAATGCGGCCAACATATCGAACTTGTGGAGAAAGGTATTCCGGTGCAAAACTAAACATTGTCATGTTTTCACGATTAGGAATCGCTAACATTTTATTAATAGATGTGTTATCAAGAATGTATTTTTCAACATTTTTACCAACGACTAATACAGTTGGAACGATACCTGCGTTTTCTTGAATTTTTTCAGACGCCATTTTCAAGTCGCCATAAATATCTGCGCCTGCTTGGTCCCAAGTAGTAGTAGGTGTAATGTCTTGTTCAAATTCAAAATCGATTTCATCAACTTGAACTGTTTCACCATCGTCAGCATAGCCTTCGATTTTGCATTTACCAGTAGTAAGCAAATCAGCTGCCATTTTGTTTTTACGATTAATAATCGTTCCTTGCAAGTAGGACAAATCTTCAGCTTGCATTTGTGCAGCACGTTGCGCAGGTGTCATTGTAGACACAATATTTTCTGCAAATGCACGTTGGTCAAGTTGATCTGGGTCAATAACTGTACTAGGTCCCATCATAGGCGCTTCATATAAAGCAATTTTAGAGCCGGCACGTTTAACATTAACGCCAGATGCACCACGAGATACGAAAGGTGCTAATGTACGACCACGTTTACGAGTTTCTACTGTGATTTTTTTAGAAGTTGCAACTGCTGGAACTTGTGGGAAGAAAGTATCAAGCAAGAAACTTGCTGGAGCTTTCATTCGTTCCACAGCTTGCATCAAGGAAAATGTATCTTTGAAATCAATTGCCATTATATAGTTCCCCCTATTTAATGCTAGTTAAGAATAAGTGAGCGTCCTTGAAGTCCGCTTCATGATCATTAATTTTATAAGCTTGGTCAACTACCAATACTTCACGATTAAAGCGACCGGAAATGTATACAGTCAATACATTATGGTCAGTAGTTGCAGTAGTATCAGATACTACGATGCCAGCTGGTTTACCAGTTGTTGTAATTTTTTGAAATGTACCAGCATTGTTTTCAAGAACTTGGCCACGTTTATAATCGCCAGCTGCTACTTTTACATTTTGAGTTAATACCGGTACACCGCCACCACCTAATAGGTAATCAGCTGCGACACCATTTACTTGTTCGAAATATGCCATTATTTACCGCCTTTCTTAGCATTTGCAAATGCTACGACTTCATCAATTGCACTAGCTTTTGCTACTGCATTGTTGGTTTCTGGTGTAGATGCACCTTGAGGTGCCACTTTATCCGCACCGGATTCCATTTGGTCAATAACTAATTGTCGAATTTGGTCGACTACTTTGTTATCAGTTGCAGGGATATCAGACACGGCAGAGATGAAAGGTGTTACTTCATCTACAGTTTTACCTTCTGTAACAGCCACATCAACTAAACGATTGATGACTTCATTGTCACCTTTTAACGCATTTAATGCTTCAACGCGTTTGCGTTCTGCTGTTACTGCTGCGTTTTCTGCAGGTTCATTTGTAGAAATACCTAGCAAACCTTTTAAGCTTGCCATGAATTGGTTTTCAGTCATAGGTTTCTCCTTACTTTTTAAAAATTGTTTGATTTTTGCTTCATTTTTGGCCGAGTATTTGCAAGATACTTTATTTACGATAACCATTCCGTTATTCATAACAGCTTTATCTGTAATCGCCGTATCTACTTCATCAATTAGGCCGTAGGACTTCGCCTCGTCCGCTGTGAGCCACGTTTCATCATCCATAAGTGTATTTACCTGTTCAGGTGTCAAAACATCGCTACGGCTCAAATAAACGTTTGCGATTGTCTGTTTAACACTCGCCAAATAGTTTGCCATTTTTGTTAATCCGTCCGCATCAAAGCTATCGCCTAGATATACGGATGGATTATGAATCATGTACAATGCATTACTTGGCATGATTACCTTATCGGCAGCACATGCAATAATCGTAGCTGCGCTTGCGCACAAGCCATCAATATGTGCTGTTACGTTGCCTGTGTAAGTCTTAATCATATTGTGAATGGCTTGTGCTGCGAATACGTCACCACCGCCAGAGTTGATGCGCATTGTTAGGTCATTGCCATTACAACTAGCCAAGTCACTTGCAAATTCACGTGGTGTAATTTCATCACCCCACCAAGAGGTATCAGAAATATCACCATACAAAATCAATTCAGATTGACCGGTACCATCTTGATTTACAAAATTCTTAACAGACCAAAATTTATTCATCCTCTTCACCTCCTTTCGCTTCAGATTTAGAGCCAACGGAAGGATTAACCGCATCAGCTAGCCCCATGCCATATTTCTCCATAAGTTGCTTTTCAAAAGCAAGTTGAGCAATGTTCTCTTCAAGGTCTGTCCCTGTCATTTCGGCCGCTTCACGTTCACGAGTGGAAACACCATTCTGAACGCGAAGTGTACTACCATTCATATCCTTAACAGGGTCAAGGATTGACATAGTTGGTCCGAACCAATCAGCATTGCACCATGCTTTTCGAATCAATGGATCATCAAAGAAACCAGGCGCTTCAATTCGTCCATTCGCTACAGCCTCCATTAGCCATACCTCATAGATTGGTTGACAGAAGTCACGAGCGAACCACTTCCGCCGTAGTTTATATTCTTCCCAAGCTTGTAACATTGCTGCACGGCTTGCAGAATACGAGGAGTTGAAATTCTTCATAAGTACTTCGTAAGGCTGATTGAGTGCAGCACCTACTTGTTTGATGAGTTGCGTACTAAATACTTCAAAAGTAGATTGAGCGTTGGAAGCATCCACACTCTTTACATCCACGCCTTTCGGTAAGGCGTTTAATGTACCAGGTCCTAAATTGTATTCTGATACATCAACTACTGGTTCTGTCGGATCATCAACACCATTGTCGGCCAACATATCATTTAATGAACCTGAATTTGTAACTGCTTCTGTAAAAAATAAAGCAAAGTATGACTTAATAATGGCCGATGTAAGCTCTGCATTCGTATATCGATACACTTGCTTTAGCGTTTCAATAACTGGAGCTAAATATGGCACCCCTCTATATTGCTCAGGTCTAGTATCATTACTAATTTGAAGTACATTAGGAATACTTGTACGCTTGCCATATGCTTCTACCCTTGCCCATGTTGTTAACATACTTGTAATTGGTTCACCTGGCACTTGATTGGATACCCAGTACGCTACAATAGCGCCATCAGCATCAATTTCTACACCATTCAATATGCGGTTCCCATTATCTGGGTTAAGCGCTTCAACACCAGTTGGGTCACCTGTAACATATGTAGAATCAGTAAGCGGATTACTTACTCGATTACCTTCAATCAACTGAAGGCGCAACGTATACGGCATATCTGGTGTTGTTGGCTTGCGCCTAAACACGGCGAAACTATCACCATCTGTAAGATATCCTTGATATGCAATGCTTTGCATGTCATATAAATTGTTCTTGCGGTAGATATCACAGTCTTTTGATTCCGCCCATAAGTCAAACTCAGCGCGAACATTACGAGCCCATGTCCTAGCCTCCTCTGCACTGATTCCCAAGATTTGAAATTTAGGTCTAGGGAACACATTTAGGCCTGCACCAACTGTATGAGTGGTACTCGTATTGATTGCAGCCGTGCCGACTGGTGTATTGATGGCTAAATCTGCGGATCTATCACGCAAAGTTGATAGATTTGCACCAATATCAGCCTTATAACCCAGTTTTCTAGGGTTATATCCTTTCAATGACTTGTTATTATAAGAGGCTCCACCCTCACTATATCCGCTATTTTTAGCTTTCGGAGTGCCTATTTTAGCGCTAAATTTCTTGTTTTTTCTCGCCATTTTGCCCTCCTAATCTCTAAAAACTACCCGTTTTGACCGGTTTCCACGCCCATTATCGGTGTCCATACCAGGTAATTTGGCGCCTCTTGCTACTAAATCATCAATCATTTTCCTTACTTCAGCTAAATTTGCCCTTGTAAGAGTCCGATTTCCGATTGTATAGCTTTGGCCAGTCAATATTGCTTCCTCAGCTTTGACATACCACTCTAACCGTACATCAATGAGCCTTGGCTTACTTGAATAACTTGTTGCCATACATCCTCCTAAATATCTGCTGCTTTACTAGCTCTGCGAACACGTTTCCGCATTGGTTTCTTTCGTGGAGTAGTTACTGTTGTAGTGGAATGGCCCCCACCTTTGACTACTTCCGCCAATCTATCCCAATCAGGATGGATAGAATTCATACAGGCTAGGTTATAAACGCGTAAGTCCAAAGGTTCATTACGAACCCCTGCAGTTGGTTCCCATATTTCATGGATAACGCCCTTACGTTTTACTTTTTTCTTATGTTCTGAAATAATTCCCTTGAAATACAGCTCGTCATACCCTCTAGTTCCTAGGAATTCTTCATCCAATGGGAAATGAAAGTACTTAGCACCAGGTTCATCGATGGCCAATCGGTTCATTACCTGTTGTTTTCCATCGTCTACACCTAACATGACAAGCGGAATCTTGCTCCCTGAAGCTTTACCAATTTTATAATTTAAAGGTATGCCAGGTGTTCCGGCCGTACCTTTGATGGCAAATCGTTGCTTGCTGAAATTCTTTTCACAATATTCATATACTTTTGACGTGTAGTGACCGCCAGAGTCAATGAAAGCACGAGCTACTTTAAGGCCTGTACCATTCTTAAATCGGTACACCTTATCAAGTACCGCATCAAGTGCATCCCATGTTGCTTTATTATCAGGTTCCCCCAAGATAACACCCTTACAGATACCCCAACATTCTTCGCCATATCCCCAACCTGTGATTTCATACTCTAACCGATTGTCTTGTGTATCGACAGCACCAGTTAGCAGTAACACACCGTCCGGAAGGTCTGCACCATATTTCTCACGGCGCCTAATGAATTGTTGATAGTCTTCAAAGGCACCTTGTTGTGCATAGGATTCACCGAAACGCGTATTCATGACTACCTTTTCACGGGTAGGGTCGCCTTTAGCTTCTAGCCATTCCCTCATGATGTCATTCCATGTTAGCCAAGGAGATGTGAATCCATTTACAAAAAAACTGCGTATGCCATTATGCAACGCAGCTGGGTTTTTTGATATGTACTTTTGTGGAACTTTCCGCATTTCGTCTTCAGAGAATGTAGATCCGCAATCTGGGCACCGCCATTTCACATCACTAACTACCACAATCTTCCGACCTTTAGCGTCCTTGTGTTCCTCTGTCTCACATTCTATTTCAGTATGTCGTATCAAATGATACTCACCACAATTAGGGCACTCATGTTGCCACTCTTCTTGTGTTCCTGTTTGATATTCTACATCGATTCGTGAGCTACCTTCATTTGTTGGCGTAGAGAATAACCCCATGACCCTGTTCCAGAACGTTGTCATACGTTTTGCAGCAAGGTCTACTGGGTCACCTTCTGTGCCAGCGCTATCTGGGAAGCGGTCAACTTCGTCCGCAAGTAACACCCGTACAGGACGCGATGCCAATCCTGCCGGACTGTTCGCCCCACACATGATAAGACGGCCACCAGGGAAGAGTTTGGATAAGATTGTGTTCTTACCATCTCTTGTTTTTGCCCCGTCCTCGGATTTAGTCTCATAAAATACTTGTGAAAGCACTTTTGTATCACGGATCATCGGAGAGATACGAGACTTTGAATAATCCTGAGCCAATTCGATAGTTGGTTGAATCATCATGACTGCGCATGGGTCAAGATGAGCGTATCGCCCTAGCACATTATTCATTATGTCTGACTTCCCTACCTGTGACGCTGACTTAACCACTACCCGATTGATACCAGGTTGCGTAAAAGCATCCATAATATCCTTTTGATAGGGTGCTCTACTCGTTTTCCAACGCCCTGGCTCAGCAGAAAGGCCTTGTGATAGCATGCGATAATCGTCTGCCCATTGGCTAACACTGGTTTTTGGTAGTGGTTTTAGGCCCATTTTAGAGACATATTGCCACAATTCTTTTGCCGTTTTCATGCTATCACCTCCTTTTTTTCACTAAAAAAGCGCCTAATTTGGCGCATTATCATCATCTAATTCATCACTATCCATGAATAATGACGGCGTATATTCACTTAATTCGGATAATTTATCTTCAATCTCTTGCGTTAACAGTTTATATGCTTCCTCTTTTGTTACGTTCTGTAATTGTGGCGCCAGTTTTGTTGGCAATCCTAACAATTGTGTACGCAAATTAACAAGCATTTCTGTCATAACCTGTTCTACAGTATCTGCCGAGTACACTTCGCCGTTCATTTTGGCCAACTTCAACTCAGCAATCTTGCGTTTCGCGCGTTCATTCTTGGCCTTTTCAACCTCAAATACCGCATCATCGGAACTGCTTACCTCTTCGACAGAAGATTGCCCCTTATATTTGACATAATTGATAACGGATTTGATAACCAAAATCTGATTTTTTTCATCCGTTGCCAAAACCCCTTCTTGGAGCAGTTGCGAAACACGTTGACGCGAGAGTCCAAGTGCTTTTGCCAGGTTCGACTGAGAGGCCGTTGCTGTTTTCAAATCATCTGTAATTTTCACTTATCAATCAGCCTCCTTTCATTACCTGTATCACTAGCAAGGTCATAAAAAAATTAAAATCTAGGCAATTTTCGGGGTCTCGGCCACCGCAAGGCATCAACCTTGGCCAGAAGGACCCATAAAAATTTTCACTCAATAATTCAACGAAACGTGTAATAATTTAAATTTATTTTTTATTTTTACGGTGAGACAGACGGCGCTCATCCTCATGGCGGTGCCGTGCCTCATCCCTATCCACATGTCTCATCATATGGTGTGCATGCGAACATGAACGGCAATAACCATTAGCTTTTATTACTATTTTGTTAGCACCACACATTCCATGATGATTATCTAAGCATGCAGTCTTATGACATATCACATTAGTCATACCGTTCACATCCTTTCATTGCCTACTCAATACACACAACTCACAAGGTATAAGTGTATCTTAATGTTGTGTAGTTATATATTCAAAGAGGTCAAACATGAATCATTGATTGGTGAGTTGTGTGTATTCAATAGGCACCAGGGTGGTGGGGGTATATCATATGTACAAAACAAAAGGCCCGTATAACTGAATGGTTACACGAGCCTAATATTTTGTTTTGAGTGATTTGGTGAATGATTGCTCAGTGGCAATTTTCACACATATATAATATCACATATCGAAATACCAGTTTGGTACTATTTGGGTCAGTTTGGTACTATTTGGGTCAATTCTTGACCTAATTCAATTAATGCTTCTTTTTTATATGACTGTACCTGTGTTTTACTATACCCTATAAATGATACCACACCTTTAAAAGACATACCATTAACATATTCTTGCATTAATGCTATCTTTCCTTCTACGCATTGTAAGCACTCAATATGTTTTCTTGCATCTTCTCGTAACTGAATCAGTGCATTTGTTTTCTCAAGGCATTTAGATTCACTTTCTAACATCCTAGCTATACTGGCCTCTAACCCCTCTTTAATACCACCACCGGATACACGATCTTTACTGTAATCTATTGCACTTAGCGAAGTGATATCACTCCTTAATCTTTGTAATTCCCGTTTAGCTGATTGTATTTCTAATGTACAGGATTTAATTGGCTTTAAATATTCAATAGCATTTCTTATATATTTCTTTTCTTGTTCTTTATCCATGTATCCGCATCACCTCCCGTTATAAATTTATCACCCTTTTATATATCATATCCCATTGCTTTGCGATTTATTACATATATTGTTTCCGCATCAGTATGTTCTCTTTTAGCTATAATTTTTAAACAAGTTTCTTTGTTAGGCATGTTTCCTGCATGAGTATTGACATGACATTGACTGCATAATTGAATTAGATTTTCTCTGATATCTCCACCACCACTACCACGAGAAAATACATGATGTGGTTCTATATTACATAGTCTGCCACAGTATTCACAATGGTTTGTTCTAATTGTTTTAATCATTTTTTTATCAATGATTCTCTTATGTTTAATCGCCATTATTTATTACCAGTGCTTCCAAAACCGCCTGTACGTTTCTTTGTAGTTCTATCCTTAGCCGTAATACGATATGGCATAATAATTAATTGCGCCAATCTTTCGTTCTTATTATATTCAAACGGCGTATCACCTAGGTTTCTAATAGGTATCATAATATGACCTTCATTATCATCATTGTTGTAGTAATCAGCATCGATAATACCAGTACCATTAGCAAGCATGACATCATTATTAATACCCACACTAGATCTTAAATGTAGTTGAATATGTTCATCATAGTTCAATCTGCATTTGATGCCAGTAGGAATGAGTTTTGTTTGATGTGGTAATACGACGCCAGTCTCATAAGGTTTAACGTCATATCCTGCTGCATATTCTGTTTTTCGTTCAGGTAAATCAGCATCTTCATATCCTGTTACACGTTCAAATTGATTTTCGTTCATTTATTTAATCCCCTTTTTTACATAACAACTTTTTCCAAGAAGTTGCTGAATTTTGCGTTCAGTTAGTGAGTTCATATAACATCATCTTTCAAACATTGATTACCCACTTTTTGATACACATCAACATATGTTTCTTGCTTATCTCCATTATATGTAACTTCTATATACTTTTTGATATATACACCGCTTACCAATGCTTTCCAGTTTTGTAACGTTTTGCAGAACCATACTACATACATATCACTAGGTTCTAGTCTATCAGCACTGCAATATAACTCGTTTAATAAAACTGTTCTTGCTGCATCGATTGCTTTTTCTTGTAATTCGTACATATTTACCTCTCTATATATTGCTCGCATCGCTTTAATATATCTTTCACCAATTCTAACGGAATATGTGATCTAGCATTATATCGATTGATACCTTTAACATTCATACTTTCAAACTTGATTGTGTTTTTGATGTTATCTTTTAATAATTTCAAATCGATGTTGCTACCAAACTTTGTAGGTTTCTTAATCGGATAATCATAGTTGTTGTAATAAGTTAGGTTTTCATATGGAATATCGAACCCTATTACACTTGCTATGTATTCCCATATCCGCCCATATGCTGGGTTTTCAATCACGAATACTTTAGGTTGATAACGCTCAATGATTTTCAACGTGTTATAGATACACATTTCACCATTGATACGTGTTAGGAATGACTTATCATATTTGAATTGGTAGTTTTCATAATCAATGTGATTTCTGATTGTGAATTTACTCCCTTGCTCGTACTCACCAAATAGATTGATAGTCATATCCTTTTCTTGTTTCCAACACGCATTGCCACCTTTCATCGCACTTGCAACGCTCCAGCTTTCACATGGTGGACTAGCTAGAATAACATCAGGTCTATCTATCTTGTCTAACCGCTCCCATAGTGCGTTTGGTTTATGTAGCGTATTAATCGCAAGGTCTTGGTTTATACACGCATCACCAATTCCTATTGATATGATCGTGTGTTGCCCCCCCCGTATTCATGTTATATTCATCTACCGCTTGACGATAGCAGCCGTTGCCATCATCAAATAACCCCCATATATGCATAGGCTATTTACTTTCTTTCAATCTGAAACTTTCCGTAATAGGAACACCAGCCTCTGTTGGAATGTAAATGATTTGGTCTTTACTATCTTTCAAAGTATCAACCCATAACCAATGAATGTATGCCTCATTACCTTTCAATGACTGACCGATAATTTGATTGGCTTTTGCAGTGCCCTCTGCACGTTTAACTTCCGCTTGTGCTAAACTTTCCGCACTATCTAGTTTTGCCTTAGCCTCTAATACTGCAACTTGTCTATTTTGTTCTGCTCTAGCAAGTTCTGCCTCACCTGCCTTTTGTTGTTGCCACACCATATACATTGGAACACCAAACGCAAAACTCCAAACTACCGCACCAATCATAACTACTACCAACAAAGCTGATACAATCTTATTCATGTTTATTTCTCCTTTTCCTTAAAAAACACTAACCATACTGTTTTACCTCTACGTTGGCCAAATATTGGCTTACTAGGAAATAACCCTTTAAGCATTGGTAACGTGATTTGTTCCTCATTCCACTTAAAAATCATCGTTCCATTTGGCTTCAATACTCTCCAACACTCTGATAAACCTTGTTTAATATCCTCTTGCCATGTTTTTTCTAACTTCCCATATTTCAATGCTAGGAACGATTTATCACCAACATTTATTAAATGTGGTGGGTCAAACACTACGAGGTAAAAACTTTCATCATCAAAAGGCATCTTGCGGAAATCTGCGATCACATCAGATTTTACAATCAACTTCCTACCATCACATAGTGTTGTATCTAATGTGCGTTTATCCATGTAACAGGTTTCATTATGTTCTTTATCAAACCAAAACATCTTGCTTCCACAACATGCATCTAGTATTTTCATTTATAATTTCCCTCTGAATCGATATAATCACCAATACGATATTGCTCTGTTTCCATAACTACAAATGCACGATTTTCGTATCCGTGCTCTTTTTCCCATGCTTGGAACACCTTTGATAGTGCATCGCTTAGTTCATCAATATGCTCTTTTTTTACACTTCTCATGTAATCATCAGAATACTCTATGATTTCATAGTCCATCCAATCATCAGCAACTTTCCAAATCACTTGTTCGCCGTCTACTTCTGGTACATATTTATAAGGATGTCCAATTTCTACGTAATCATCAAGTACATCTTGTTCTAAATATTCAACATTATTCTTCTCATCCCAACAATAATGACCATAGTAATTTAAAAAGTCATCAATGGCTTCTTCAATGCTTCCTTGTGGATCACCCGCATCACCATCAAAGCACCAGCAATATTGATTTTTATCCTGTTCAAGCATTTTAATAACCTCGTTTCTTCAGATATTGCCATACAGTACTAGTAGATTTATTAACTACTACTGCAATAGCACTTAATTTCAACCCTTGTTGTCTTAATTCAACGGCCTTATCTACCCATTTTTCAGGTACCTTATTGGCCATTCTTAATTTTTGACCACATGATTTACTACAGGTTTTTGTTGTATTACGTAATCTATATTCTGTTTTATATTTCTTTCCACATATTTAACATACCTTTTCCACCATCTGCCCTGTATGTTTATCTACCGCATCATATTTATGTTCTTTTACTCTCTTGTTTTTATCCTGCTTATTATCTTCCAAATTATATTTCCATATAGGTAAGTGTTGTAAAAAATATGGTACGTTGTTCATCGTTTATTTACTTCCTTTATCTGTCACATCTACTAATTGATAATATGCACATCACAGTTACACCTATACAGGTTCCAAAGAAACACCCTAATAAGAATATCCAAATCATGAACAGCTCCTCTTATTCTTCGTAGTCATCTTCTACATCGTCCTTTAAGCTAAAATCAAATTTTGCTTGCGCCCGTTCTCCTCTAATATACCCACGTATCCTTGCCTCTAGTTCCCTCAAGATACCGATGTCTTTCGTATCCATCACATCAAATAAAGTATTAACTCTTATCGCACCTGTTTTAAAACCTATGCCTGCTTCTGGCGCCATTAAAGAACCACAAAATACTAACGACTCTAATTCATCCGTTTCTCTTGCATATCTTAGTTGTATTTTAGAAACATTAAGCATGCATTGTGTATCTAATTGACAGAGCTTTCCAAGATACTCTAATACTCTAGCTTCCATTCTTTTCCACGCATCATACAATTCAGGACTTTTCTCATCCTCTGACTTTATACGTAGATCTGCTATAGCACCTGTACTCAAAATATCTTCATATATAATGTCCATCCCTACGCCATATGTTGCAAAACTCTTAATTTTCATTATTTTCCCTCCAATATAGCTATGCTTTCAGCAGTCCAATCATTTATATGTTCATCAGCTTCTTTGTAGAAGATGGTATCCGCATCAATTCGTTTGTTTTGACCTTCGATATATACCACTATAATCGGTGTACCCCATTTACTAGTGGTATACGCCTCTTCATGAATAACTTCACCATGGTCATATATAATACCAGCCGTATTATCCCAATCTTCTTCAATTCCCGCATATACAACACAATTATGGCCTATTTTAACAATGTATCTTGCTACTTTTTCCCAATCCAAATTTCTTGGTTTATTCCCCTCTAAAAATGCTGCAGTACATCGATTAACACATTCGTATCTATCCATGTTGCCTCCTAATCAAATACATTCCCTTTAATTTTTAGTTCTTCTGCTTCATTCACTATGAATCCTAAATCCCAATAACATTTCTGTTCACTCGTAATGACCGAGACACACCATTTCATATCTTGTTCGTTGTAAAATACCTTGGCAATAAATCGTCTGCTACAGTGTGGCATTTTATATTCAATGATGTCGTTTTCATAAATCAAATCATCCGCATCATCTACACCATCTGTAGCCCTACAAATCGTATACTCCTTTATACTGATTGGTTTCTCATTTTCCTGATATATTTTACATTTCCCATCGTGTCTAATTGCTACACCATATACCCAACAATTAACCGATTTTGCTTTAACATGTGTAATTCCCATGTTATTATCACCTACCTTGCCCTTATCACCCATAGTTGGGCTAATAGTGTTATGATTTCTTTCTTATGTGGTATATCTTTCGTTTCTAATTCTGTTACTATATCCGCTATATACGCTTTTGGTATTACCGACATATTTGCATACCGCATCATCTTATCTGCTCTTGATTCCATATCATGCGCTCTCGTACTTATATGTTCCTTTTACAATACGATAAGTTGAACCATATGAAATTTTGTATCTTTTAGCCATCTCCCTAAGTGTATAGTTTCCTGTTTTATAATCTTCACATATCTTATTTCCTATACTTTGACTTAATTTATTGTGTTTTAAGTCTTGCATATCTTCTTGTGATATCGTTTTACAAGAACGTATGCCCATACATTTTAAGGCTCTAGTAATTGTCACATTACCATATACACAAGCCCATAATGCCAACCAATTTAATCTCACACCTGTAGGATCATTCATAGCTATATTTCACCTAACCTTTCTTTTTCTGTCTTTTTCTGTCTTTTTCTGTCTTTCTTCTGTCTTCATATGATTTACATCCACTGCAATACTTGGCCATAACATAAGGTCTTTTAACTGCAATCCCCATTTTATTTGGACATGGTAGCATAAGCTTATGTTCATTAACACATGTATTCTTAACAAATAATCCTCCAAATTCAGTTAATTGAATGGCGTGCTTACATGTTTTTGCTTTTTTGTATTCATTTCGTCTTGCCACTACCGCATCAACCTTTCTGCTTTTCTCCTTGCATTACATCGTACATTTGTTTTATGTTTTATTTCTTTATCTGGCAGTGTCTCTGCGCTGCCTTTAAAAGGGAATTTGTTCATCATCACCAAATGTTTCAAAATTACTTGGCTCATCATCTTTATTCGATAAGCTATCACCAATGAAATCTGCTACTACTTCAGTAACATATCTTTTTTCACCCTCTTTAGTCTCATAGGATCGTGTTTGTAGTCTTCCATTTACAATACATCTGTTTCCTTTGATTAGCTTACCTGCATGTTCGCCTAACTTATTCCACGCTACACAATTAACATATGCAGTTTGTTCTTTTACTTCACCTGTACTCTTATCTACATATTCATTACTAGCAGCAATAGTAAATCTTGCTACCATTTTTCCATTTTTTGTAAAAGTTAACTCTGCGTCACGAACTAAATTCCCTATTAATTGCACATTATTCATAATTTCCTCCTAATCTATCCGTTTATTCCAATATTTTTCACAATCTAAATACTTTGTTGCTTCCTCGAAACACACAATGGCCGAACATTTATCACATACCACCATATGATGCTTTTCTGTAACTTTAATACCTGTTACCACTCTGATTGATTTATTCCCGCAGAATGGACATGGTCTCAGTCGATTTTCTCTTCGCATATATTTCACTCCATTTCGTAAGACGTATTAATCTATATGTTCTAAATGGATATCCATAATTATTGATACCTTCATATACGCTATCTTTATCCAAATAATAGCCTTGTGGAACTTTAATTTCTTTTCTCCACTCCGTAGCTTTAATAGTTTTACTTTCTACCTTTGGTTTATCTAAATTCGTACTTGAAACCCATTTTTTGGATGCATGTGTTGGACTGCCTTGTATATCCATTTTTCGTTCTTTTATAAAATACTTAGCTAATCCAATTGCATCTTCAGCTTCCCCTCGATATAGTTCTAATTTTGTATATCCATATTCCCATAACTGTTTTAGAATTTTAGTATTTAATCGAATACCTTGATTAAGCAGCATATGAAAGTGTATTTTGCCTTGCCGTTCCATAATATAAATATATTTACAAGGCTCATTTTCTTTCTTAAATCTTGCCCTTAATCTCCTAACAAATTTAGTCATCCTATTTTTTGCTTCAGTTTCATCAGGATCATCTCGAAATGTCAGTGTTAGATAATAATCATCTTCTACAAAATTCATATCGATTAATAATCTTAATTTCTTTTCAGCAATACGTATGTTATTTTTACGAATCATTTCAGGTGTTACATGTTGTTTTTCACTTCTAGATTTCTTTCCTATTTTCCCTAGATATGAATTACCCGTAATTGAATCTGTAACCTCTCTGATATTTTTTGATTCTATTACTGTTCTCCTACGCATTTATTTACCCCTTATGTCGAGTTGTTAATATATCTATCAAGTCCCACAAATGCAGTTGAAACCGCATTTTTACTAGACTTTTCTCTATATATGAGGTAAACTATAAATAGGATTATTTATGGTTATATTCTCATATAACTACTTAATGACCGCCGTGTTATAGCACGGCGGTTTTTTTATTTGTTAAATTCACAATGCCATTCACCTTGATATCGCATTAAGTATTGGCATTCACTACAACATGTATCACATACACGCTTCTTTTCTTTATGACATACAATTGAACAATGTATTGGTTTTCCACATATTGGGCATTCCATGTTAGTTAATTGGTTGTACCAGTTATCCATCTTGCCACTCCCTTCATCATTTTGATTGTTTACTAAGTTCTACTTCTTCGACTAATTTATTTACAAGTGCTTCAAGTTGGCTAATACGAGCATTTTCGCCTTTGGCTTCCGCTACATAGTCGCTTCCTTTACCGACTTTAAAAGCGATGTTTGCAGTGAATTGCTTTTCAGCACCTAAACTCATACCAATACCGAACATTGTTCTTTCATTAGGGCGGTAGAACGCGCCTAATGCAACTGCATTACTACCTCTATAATGGCCGTAGCTAACAGCGTAGGACGCTTTATCGTCCTTACTAAAATCAAGAGGGTGAAGACCAGCGAGTGCTGCAGAACTAGCCCCTAATTTGTTCAAACGTTGATTTGTCGCATTAATTTCGTTTAAACCTGCTTGGCTTTGTGCTTTAAGTTGACGCATGTTAACTGCATCAGTGTCTGCTACACCGTCCGCTACGTCATGCAGCTGTTGGCCACCTGCAGTGATGTTTTGCGTTGTAAACTCTACATATTTACCATTACTGTCGGCAGTCATGCCATTCATTGTGTAGCTTGCTGTATCTAATGTATTTGTATTTTCTAATTTCAAACCATCATGGGTTACAGCTGCATTTGTATCACCATTAAAGAAATGAGCCTTTTCTTTATTTACAACACTGCGAACAGGATCTACATTTGTTCCAAAGTTAACGGAATTCATGTTAGCTAGGTCTTTATTCACATGTACCGCGAACTCTTTACCACCATCAATATTTGTTGATTGTGTAACAGTTGTGTTAGTTCCTTCCGCAACGGTTGTAAATTTTAGAGCGTTAATCACCGCATTTAGTTGAGAGCCGTTAATTGCGTCGGTAGATGTACCATCTACTCTGCCTGCTGCCACGTTGGTTAGTGTTCTCTTATAGTTTTGAACGCCACCATTACCAGCTTTATTGTTTACTCCGATGGATACAGTGCTGTTAGCTACACCGCCGGCAAAATCATATTTTTCACCGTTAATGTAAATGTGGTTGGTAGATATGGGTTCTTCTGTGGTTGAGTTAGTTCCCAACGCTACAGAGTTTTGCACATCGGCCAATGTGTTATTTCCTAGTGCCAGGCTATCTACTGCTACTGCTTGACCATGAGAGCCTAAAACAGTAGCACCTTGATTTTGAACAGTATTATTAGAGCCAAAAGCCAACATTTCTTTATCGGATCCTTGTGCCTTGTTGTTATACCCAACAACTACGCCATGACCGCTTGCGACTGTTCCGTTGTTAGAACCGACTACAGTCGCATTTTCTGCGTTTACTGTATTAGTACGGCCAACAACAACCGTACTTTCACCATTTGCATAGGCGCCGTTACCTATAGCGATGGTATTATAAGCGCTTGTTCGCGCTTGGTTACCCATTGCAATGGTGTATTCAATTAGGCTTTCTGCATGCGAACCAAATGCAAAACTATTACGACCTGCTGCAGTAGCATTATTACCACCTGCAAAGCCGTTTTCCCCAGTTACAGTGTTATCGGTACCAAATGCAAACGCGTTATTCGCATTAATGTGATTTTGAAAACCGGATACCATTGAGCTTGTAGAATTTGTGGAAATGGTATTATCTGTACCAACAATTGTATTATTGCTAGTAGCTCCAACCACATTTACTGCCAATGCAGAAATTGCTAATGTTGTAATGATTGTCTTGTTTGTGTTCATTGTTTTTTCTCCTGTTTCTGTTACAATACAGGTAGAGTATTTTGCAGATTACTCTACCAAGTCCGCTATGGTTTCCTACGCCATGATTAGCGGACTTTTTTTCTTTCATAAAATCTGATTTCCCTTGCCCAGTAATTGCTTAAAATTAAAAGCACAAACCCGAGCATGATTTGTAAAAAAGCTGTGTATAAATCAATCCTATTAATTTCTATTGATCCGATTGTCCCTACTACCATTAAGAATGCGACCACTCTTAATGTCCAAATTAATTTCATCATTTTCTGTATCCTTTCAATATGTTGTAAAGATAGTCAATGCTTTCGCATTCCAAACCATCAATAAATTCATTAGCCAATCTGCTTGCCTCACGATGTGCAATTTCGTTGCCGTACTCATAAGAATTGGTATTTGTAGGCTCTTGATAGCGTTTGTCATATTCTATTTCGTATTCTGCTTTATAAATTTCATCAAGCAGTCTTTTATTAAGAACATCAGATACAGGTCTATAAGCACCGCTATCCCATTTGAAAGCGTTTGATATAAAAGTTCTGGCTGATTTCACGATTTCATCAGTGAGAATTTCACAGTCTTTGATTGTTGCTACGTGCGATTTAGCCATTCTATGAAAATTTTCGTATATGTCCATTTGTACCCTTTCTATTCTCCAATTCGTGCCTGGCACCGTTTGGCCAACCACTCCTCAAATAACCGCGAATGAATTAATCTTTTACCACCACGCTCACCAATCTTCATGGACGGAAAATCAAAATCTTCCGCCCATTGGCGAATTACAGCAGGTGCTACACTGGCTTGCTCTGCCGCTTCTTCAACAGTAAGGCAAAATTTTGTATCAAGCCGATTACTATTCATAGTTACCTCCTTTTATAATTGTCGCATACTATGCGACTACATTGGTAAAAAAAATATCATTAATATCTTCATACGTTAATGATAGCGCTTTAGAAATTTTCTCTACATCTTTTACGGTGAAATTCTCTCCAGATTTATTGAGTTTTCTGTAAACGGTAGATTTATCAACACCAATGATATTAGCTAGTTCAATAATAGAAATATCATTTTCCACTAACTTAGCTTTCAATTTTCTAATGTTTACCATTTCTATCCCCCTTTTATTGTTCGTCGCTTATATGCGACTTTCTTTAACTAGATATTACCCTATTGAAAATTGCATGTCAACAACTTATTTCGCATTTTATGCGATTTTATGCTTTGTTTAAAAATATTTGTTGCATTTTTGCGAATTGTATTGTATTATGTAATCAAATAGAAAGTGAGGTTTTCATATGAGAATCGGAGAACGTATTAAACAACGTAGATTAGAGCTAGGCTATACTGCAGATGCATTAGCTAAATTATTAAATAAAAATAGAGCTACTATATATAGATATGAAAATGGTGATATTGAAAATATGCCAATCGATGTACTTGAACCTTTAGCTAAAGCATTGAATACTACACCAGCATATCTAATGGGTTGGCAAGAACCGCATCAACCAAATGAATCTATTATATCCGACCAAACTGAAGGTTATTATGTGGACCCTGAAGCGGCCGAATTTGCTGAGTACCTTCGCACACGTCCAGGTGCTCGTATGCTTTTTTCTGCTGCAAAAGATATTTCTAAAGAGGATATGGAGAAAGCAGTTGAATATATAGAACTGCTAAAACTAAAACATAAGTAAATACACAAGGGAGAGTGTTATCGTTGGTTGTAAATTTGATTTACTGCGACTTACCACATGCCAATGCTGTGTCAGAGGAATGTGAAGATGTAGATACTCATAACATCTACATAAACAAAAACCTCCCTCATGATCGCATGAGAGAGGAAATTAAACATGAATTAATGCATATTATTAACGATGATTTTTATGTTGATCATCACGTTAATTTAGTCGAGCGTATGGTTAGGATATCTCAAATCGAAGATAGTGACCTTAACGAAATCGACTTTTATCATCACATTATTTAACTATATAACTAGGGAGATGTTATTATGTTAAAGCTTTTAAAACGTTTATTTAGTTGTTTTACTAAACAATCTGCTAATACCACAGATACTCTTGAATTATCTTTCGAAGTAAATTCTAATTTTAATCACTCACCTATTTCTAACCATAGTCATGAACTATCTACCGATGAGTATTGGAATCATTGGTTAGCTTCTAACAACAATTCTTTTCAACGTAGAATTGAACGTGCTACATGGATTTCTTCTCAATCAATAAAAAAGAATGACGGCGTTTGTTATATATTGGGTACTCAACCTCAACCATATATAGTAACCTTATCTAGTTGTACCTGTTCTGACTTTCAAAATCGTCAAAATGCAAATTTCGATTATCCATGTAAACATATGTGTAGATTAGCTATTGAAAATGGAATTATTGATGCACATATTCATACAGATACTGAAATAGAAGAAAAAGCTATTCAAGATGCAAAAGAAGCAGATGAACTTGCTGAGCTTAATCGTCTGCATGAAATAGAGCTAGATAAATTTAGATTATCTGAAACTGATATGTCTAATATTCTATCCATCATTGATGAACCTGAGTTACCAATTCCAAATTTTAATGGTAATGCTGATTACTTCAGCTCAACTAGTTATGATAATAAAGAATCGAAATATATTGATAAATCTGATGAATTAATGGATAAACTATCCGACCAATATTCTATTAATAAGATTATTACTATAGTATCTCAAATACAAAATCATCTTGTTCAATTCAAAGAATTTCTCTATTCTAAAGGCACCTGTGGTGTTGATGAATATAATTCTATGTATAGTAGTGACTTTGATGATACTCGAGACCAAATTCAATCATTCTTATTAAATGACTACCCTGATAATGCCTATGATTATAATGAAGATCAAAAAGCAGTTTTAGAAGAGAAAAATAGAATTAAACAAGAACGTATTGATAAAAAATCTATACTATCAGCAATTTCTCACGAGCCAATAGCACAAGCTAGTTTCATTAAATCACTATTTCCTGATAACACATCATATGGTAAACGTTTATGTAATTCTTTAATAAAGGAAGGAAAGTTACAACAAGTAAAACAAGGTAATCGATACTTTATTAACAAAGTGTAGAGGTCGATATCCAAAAAGTGCTTCAAGTGAAGTAAAAAATTAATGGAATTATTAATGAGATAACATTTTACACAGAGAAATAATTATAACTTTAAGTTATTTGTAAAAGGGGAACAATGTGTCACAACAATTTAATGGAATTATAGAAAAAGCTCATATCACAAAATTTAGAAAATTTTCTGACTTAGATATTTCATGTGGTAAAAAAATGACTATTATTGCTGGACAAAACGGTACTCAAAAAACAACTTTATTGGGGTTATTAGCGCATCCATTTTCAATGTCAAAAAAAAATCCTGAGGATACTTCACCATACAAAGAAGATGAAACAAACTCATTTTATGAATTTAAAACACTAACAGGTTATAAATTTCAATCAAAATTTGCTAACAAGTTTAAATTTGATGCCAATAAAGAAAAAGCCAAAGATCACGAATACACTCTTTTTATGGTCGATAAAACAAATGGAAATAATGGGCAATTTACATTAGAATCAATTTGGCGTAAATCTAAGGGAAGCCAGACTTTACGTATTTGGAAAAAAGGCGCACGAGATGCTGGCGATGGATATATGAATTATCCAGTAATCTATTTAAGCTTAAAACGTGTTTCTCCCATAGGTGAAGAAAAAAAAATTACCAATTGTACGCTAGCAATTGAAGATCAAGATACAGAATTTATGAGAAGAAATTACAATGAAATTTTGTCTCTATCACCCGAAAAATATGAAACAAATGAATTAAAATCTACTAATAAAGCAACATGGATTGCTCACCCATCTTCATATAGTGCTTTAACTGTTTCCGCTGGTCAAGATAATATTGGTAGTATTTTAACTGCAATTCTTTCTTTTAAAAAATTAAAAGAAGCTTTTCCTAACGAATATAAAGGTGGCCTTTTATTTATTGATGAGATTGAATCAACACTATATCCTGCTGCACAAGAAAATCTAATGAAAAAATTATTTAAATTTGCTCGCGATTTTCAATTACAAATTTTCTGTACTACTCATTCTCCATCAATTATTGAGGTTGCTCTTGATAGTAAATATAAAAATGATTGTGCTTTTAACTATTTAAAATTATCCTCTGAATCAAAAGTTACTTTAGATACCAACATAACACCTGAACAAATTTATGCTCATTTATCATTAAAACCACTCTCTTTATCTACTCCAAATATTGAAAAAATCAGAGTGTATACAGAAGATGAAGAGGCTAGAATTTTTATAAAATCTTTATTGCCTTCAAAATACACCAAACTATTAGATATAGTAAACGTGAATATTGGTTCTCAGCAACTTATTGATCTAAAGAATAGAAGAATTAAAGAATTTTCAAATAATCTTATTATTCTTGATGGTGACCAAATTGCATCTGGTAGAAATATAATTACACTACCAGGTAAATGTGGGCCTGATAAACTTCTTTATGATTTCCTATTCAAACTACCAATAAATAGTAATTTTTGGCCAGACAATAAAACTACTGGTACATACAGTAAACAAATTTGTTTTAGAAACTTTTCTGAACCACCTCAATCCGCTTCTGAAGGCGATCTTAGAAAATTCTATAAATCATGGATACATGAACAATATGAAGGTAATTATTTTGGAAAAAATAATCAAGCTGGTTTTAAATTTTGGTGTAATCAAAATCAAAATGAAGTAGAGATATTTATCTTAAATTTTATTAAAGCCTATAATTTTTTAGCTAAAAAACAAAACTTACCTCTATTGGTTAATTAATTATATATTTGTACTGGCCAAACTCATATTAGTCGTTTTATACTTATATGAAAGGAGGTGTATTCTATGCCAAGAACTAAATCTATTCTACGTTATCCTGGTGGCAAAACCCAACTTGCTAAATTTGTGAGTAATCTTATTACTATCAACAAAATGAAAAAAACTATATATTGTGAGCCGTTCTCCGGAGGCTCCGGTATTTCGATGGAATTGCTATTAGCCAATAAAGTTGACTCTATCATACTAAATGACCTTGACCCATCTGTTTACTCTATTTGGTTTGCGATATTACACGATACAGATAAGCTTATCGACGAGGTACAATCGATGCACATCACAATGGATGAATGGTATCGCCAGAAAGATATATACTCTGAGCTAAAAGACATCCCAATCTATAACTTCAGACTAGCAGTATCGGCTTTATTTCTTAACCGAACAAATCGAGGTGGAATCATCACCGGTGGACCAATTGGAGGGCGCGAGCAAAAATCAAAATACTCCTTGGATTGTAGATTTAATAAAGCTGGTATCGTTAAGAAGATTCACGCAATAGCCTCACAGAGCCATAGAATACGCCTATATATGTCAGATGCCAAGGACTTAATTAAAGATGTACTATTACAAGAGAGCGCGGAGCAACTATTTACATTCTTTGACCCACCATACTATAAGCAAGGTCAGGCTTTATATAAGAATGCATTTAATCACGATGATCATGTGGCGTTATCTGAGGCTATCAAAATGATGAACAAATACAAATGGATTACCACATACGACGAATGCCCTGAGATTCAATCAATCTATGCTGATTATCGCTTATACACATATAGGCTAAGATATTCAGTTAATCAATTTCGCGAGGCAAACGAGTATCTATTTGCTAGTCCTACAACAAAGCTAAAATCTTTCGATAAAGTCAAATTAACTTAAATAAAAAATAAGCCCTCACCACAGTGAGGGCCATTAAAAACTACATACCTAGTCTTAGAGGTATTTCATTTTTACTCCAATATCATTATATCATATAAAACCTCTAAGGCTTATTTCTTATACCCAAATTTAAGCCAAGGAGGTTATTTTTATGGCTAAAAAACGAACGGATGGACGCTACCAGGTATCAAAGATGATAAATGGTAAGCGTAAATATTTTTATGGTACTACCAAGAAAGCTGCTATTGCTGAACGTGATGCTTATGTTGAGTCGCTAGCGCAATGTGCTAACTACGATAACACGATTACAATCGAGAGATGGTGCGAGTATTGGATCCGACTTAAAACAGATACAGTTTCACAAAATACCCTCTCCTCTTACCAATATATTATTAAGACCTATATTGTACCTTTCATCGGCTCAATACGATTAGTTGAGCTATCAGCATTAAACGTAAGGGCATTAATGGATAGCATGGGGCACTTATCAGCGCGGACTATCAGTTACACGCTAACCGTTCTAAGAGCTATCCTAAAGCAGGCGGTCATGGATGAGATAATCTCCAAGAACGTGGCCACGTTAGTTAAAAAGCCTAAACAAGAACGTAAACGTGAAATGGTAACACTATCTAAAGAAGAGGTTGAAACTTTCCTTGAGCAAATCGATGATGTCGAATGGCACGCCCTATTTAAGCTAGCATTTACTACAGGTTTGCGCCGCAGCGAGATACTCGGATTAACCTGGGATGATGTCAATCTTAAGCAGAAGACGTTAACCGTCAATCAGACAGTTTTACGAATCAATGAAGTCACGACTATCTCTAAAACAACTAAAAACAGCTCCTCTAGGCGTTCTATCTCACTCGACGATAAAACTATCGCAGAGCTCCTAAAACTTCGCACATGCGTCGACAGACGACGCCTAAAAGCAACGAACTGGAGAAATAATAATCTCGTGTTCCCTGGTAAGTTCGGAAACCCTCGTGATCCGGCTAAGGTTTCTCTAAAATGTAAAAAGTTGTCCACCGCAATCGGTAGACCTGACTTTACGATGCATGATACACGTCACACACACGCCACTCTATTATTAGAAGCCGGTGTAAACTTTAAAGTTGTACAAATGAGACTTGGTCATTCATCATACCAACAAACGATGGATACCTACTCTCATGTAACACCAATCATGGAAGCTGATGTGGTAGAAAAGATTTCAAATATATTCTAA